TTATTTTGTTTTCTTACTGGCAGATTTTTTTAATTTAATAGAGAAAAGACTATATTCTTTAATTAAATTTTCTGTAAGGCGTTTTTGTTGATTTGATTTTTGATTAGTTAAGAGTTCAATATGTTCGGCTAATGTTTTTAAATTTTCTCTTAATCTTGGTCTATTGTTCATTTCAACACTATCTGATTCAGGCCAACTATAAATGTAATTACCAGCAAAATCTCTAACTAATAACCATCGAATTCCGCCAGCACTATACAGTTTTATTTCTGCATTATAACCAGGAATAAATCCGCTAAAATCTATATCACCGGTGCTAACTTCTTGCCCGTTTTGTCTAATCCAATTAACAACTGCGTTTACTTCTTGAGCTGTATTTGGACCCATACCCCCTAAATTGCCTATCATATAAATGTTATCAGTAGGAGTATTTGTAAATGATCTAAACAATCTGCGACCTACAGTTCTAATAGCTTGTGCCATATTGCCTGGCAAATCTGCTACTCTATACCATTGTGGAATTTGGAATCCTTGTCTAGTTAATAAATTGTTTGCAACAGCAGGTAAATTTTCAACATCGACACGTTGTTCGATTTCATTTCTTTGATCTGGGTACCCTGGATCATCAGGATCTGCTTCTATATTTCTCATTCTCCCTAACATATCACGCATTTGATCTGTGGGTTGTATTCTGCTAGTTGCACGTTGTGCATCTGATCTACTACCAACTCTTTGTCTTGGTGCATCAGATTCTGGTTTCTTTTTATTGGTTGTAGTAACAGGTTGATCGGATGATTGTTGTGAGGGGATATCTATTTTAGATTTTTGTTTTGTTTTTGTTGCCATAGTATAGTATTTATTGCTATAAGAACAAAAAACCCGCCGAAGCGGGTTTCTTGTAGTTCCAAATAAAACTGCTTATTGGAATGATAGGTTTGCTACACTGATTTCACTTAGGTAATCACCAGCATTACCAAGCGAACTTGCAGTATTTGTAAGCTCTACGTAGCCGTAACGTGTCATAAAGCCAACTACTGGTTCGAAAGTAGTTGGATCAAGAACAACACCAGAGCTCATTAGAGGAATATATGGGCAATAGAATGCAGCAGCATCTGCTTCACTTGAACCCTTATAACCAACTAGTACTGCCTGTGTATCTGCTGCATAGCTATCAACATAGATACGCATTGCACCATTTAGTGTACCAACGAATTTAGTGTTGGTTGGTGCTTCGAATGTACCTTCTGTTGTACGAGCAAATGCTGAAGTTGTTGCGCTCTGAAGAACTGTTAGAGCAGCTGGACTTACAACTGCCCAGTTACCAGCGCCACGACGTGTACGCTGAGCAATCAAGTTAGCAGCACGGTTGATTAGAACTGCTAGAGCAGCATGTTCGTCACCAACGAATGTTGCTGTACCTGATACAGCGGCTTGATCGTAAGCATAATCAGTAGCAGCAAGACTGCGAAGTGATCCAAGGATCTCTTGGTCAATTTCAACAGTAATTTCTTGTGCTAGAGCAGCCATAATTTCAGCTTCAATATCTAGACCATGCATGCTCTGTGCATCTTGAGCAGCTTCAAAGGTCCAACGTGCGCTGAGTTTACGTGTCTTAGCTTCAACAACTTGTTTTAGAATCTGAACATTAATCTTACGTCCAGGATTTCCTTCAAGTGCAGATGTGCTTGTAGCACGGCCAGTAGTTAGACTACCGGAATATGCTGTAGCAATCTTAAATGGGCTAAGAGCCTCATCACCAGCAGTTGTGCTGGTATCAAATGGACTTGGTGCTGTTGCAGTAGCAGTTTCAGCATAACGAACACGTAGTGTATGAATCTGTGCAACTGGTCCAGTCATTGGCTGTACACCAACAATCTCGTTAGCGATAACGGTTGGCATAACACGACGAATTACTGGTAGAATTACACGATTTAGTGTAGCTACGTTTCCTGCTGATGTTGCACCTGCACTTGCAGCTTCCATTAAGTGCTTGCGGGTATTTTCTAAAATAACCCCCATTGTGGTTCTACGTGAACCATTTAGGCCTTCTAGAAGGGCTTCTCTAGTTTCGCCCCAACGGCCCTCTAATAGTACTTGTGACATTTTTTTACCTTTCTCCTATTTAGGGTGTCTTAATTAAGCCCTGCTAGTCGCTTCAGTTCGATAACATTGCTAGTTTCTACTTCTGCATTGACCTTAGCAGTTTTATCTCCTGTAACCTCTTTACGGCTTTCGGCAAGCACAGTACGACCGCGGTCGGCTTGTACTTGACTATTGCTATTTAGAACTGCAGGAAGATACTTTTCAAATGCAAACTTTAGCTTATCAGTTTGCACTGTTTCAAGAAGCTGACTCATTACAGCCTGCTTCTCTCTATTCAGAGGTTTAAGTAACTCTTGTAAAGTATCCTTACGCTCTGTTGATTCTTTAATGACTTGGACTTCGCGATTAGCTGCTTCAACTAATTGGTCTTTTTCAGAAATTTTAGCTTTAGCTTCCATTACTTCCTGATGCTTTTGCTCCAATTGCTGACGAAGATTTACAATTTCTTTATTCTCGTTTAGATAGCTAATAGCAAACTCGCTAGCAAAAGCTTCAAATAGCTTGCGTCCAAAATTATTTTCGCGAGCTGCTTGAATATCTTCTTTAAGCTGAGTTAGTTCACCTGTAAGACTTTTTGATACTGTGGATTCAACAAGACGAGCTGAACGCTCAATAAACTTCTGTTGTATAGCTTCCATCTTAGATTTCGCTTCTTTAATTAAACGAACCTTAGTTTCAACTACATCACGTTTGTCTTGACTGAATTCCTGAATTTCTTCTGCTAATTGCTGAATAACAAAATTTTCTAGTTTGTTAGTTGTAGCTTGAGCAGCACGACGGTCATGTCGTAGCTCTTTAATTTCTTCGGCTAACTTTTGTACTAAAAACTTTTCGAAACGCTGTGCACTTTCCATCATTTTGCGATTGTAACGTACACGATCTGCTTGGATACTAGCTTTTTCGTTTCTAAATTCACCAATCTCTGTTTGAAGACTTTCAGTGATCATACGGTCTAGGGCTTCTACCATAATGCCCTTGTCATGTTCATAGCGGGTTGCAAACTCATTACGCATTTCAGTGCGAATTTGTTCGCGTGCTTCATTTAACTTTGATTCCCAAGCTTCTGTTAAAGCTTGCTGTGTATCTTCGTTAATGATTCCACTATCTACTAATGGCTTGATAGCGTCGAACATGGATCATTTCTCCTATTTTATTTTTAAATCTTTAATCAACTTTGTGACTTCTTTCTCTAGGTATTTTTGTACCCGTTGGTCTGAACTAGCTTCCTTAGCCATTTCCATCAATAGATGTCCATGGCGCATATTTTTAACACCCTCATATACAGGTGTAGGATATGCATTAGGCGCACTGGGTTGTGCTACTATATCAACAGTTACTATTTCAAAGTCACTGACCTTTCCATTGCGGTCAACATTACCTTGACCACGACTAGAAACTCCTAACTTAACCCCACTTTCTAACATAGCTTTAATTAAATTGCCCATTGGGGTTGGAAGAATTTGTAATTTACCGAAACCATTAGGCCCATCCATCCACATACGTTTGATATTTGCACAAACACGATCTAAATTAATCTTTAAATCTTCTGGATGATCTACTTCACCTAATACACTGTAGCCTTCCTTGATCTTTTTATTGATACTCTCTACAGCTTTACTGATCTCTTTTACATCATAAACACGGCCATTTTCATTTAGGACACCCCCTTGAAGGCAGATACCTTCCATATAAAGGTTTTTTCCGCCTCCATAAGGAGCATCCTCAGAGATAACTTTCATCTCTGCATTGTCAAAGCTTAAATGTTCTCTGAGGATGTGCATCTATAGTCCTTATCTTGGTTTTAAAACACTTTTGGTGCTGACTGTCTCTTTACCACCAGTGGTTTGCCCTTCGGCTCCATGCTCTTTACTGTATTCACCTTCCCGTGTTTTGAAAGATGTTTTACCAGAATCGCCGCCTGGAACATTCTTGAACTTACCAGCATGTGGAAGATTGCCCTTACCTTTGGTATATTCATTGTTAGGCTGTGGAATTTGTTTATTGTCAGGATCTTGTTCTTGACCCTTAGTTTTTACAACGGTTCCACCCATGTTTGTACCTGGAC